AGACTTGCCGTCCGACTTGGTCGTAAATACAACGAGCAATTCGACGGAGACATGGACAAGATCAAGTCTGCCATCGAGAAGGATGAAGCCTTGGTGGGGATCGACCCTGCTATGGTCATTTTGTTTATTCAGTTGGTCCTAGCCGTCATCAAGTATTTCCAAGACCGGAAAACTTCCGGCGTGGAAAGCGAGGACGACGAAGTCTTGGCAAGCGTGGGGGCCGACTAATGGACATGACCACCATTCTAGGTCTGGCCTTGCTCGCCGTTGGCGGCTACTGGGCCGCCAACAACGGCAAGAAGCCCGCTGCTGACCCACAAGCCCAACTGGCTGATCTTATCAGCCAGTTGCGGCCACAAAAGCCTGTTGATGCCCTAGCTCCAAGCGAGCCTTCGGCAGCGAAGGTAGATCGAGACAAGGCAGTCGATGCTGTCGAAGTCCTTGTTGACTACTTCGAGCAGCGAGGAGTCGCAGAGGCGACTGCGCCTCTGCAATCCATCATTCAACTGATCTTCACTCCAACTCCAAAGGTGTAGCATGGGCGACTTCATCGCTTTGTTTCTCAAGTCCAAGCGGAACGTAGTGGCTTTGGGCACGCTGATCCCGCTTGTTTACCAAGCGGTCACAGCACTCCAATCCGGTCAGCCGATTCCCGAGGCCGTTGTCATCGGGATCGGGGCGATTGTCTCGACTTGGATCTTGGGCGACTCCGTTCGCCCAACGATGCCTAAGACCAAGGAGTAGGGCATGGATCGCAACCGCCTCGGCCCTTGGCTGATGATTGCAGGCGGTCTGCTCCTACTCTCCGGATACAAACTGCCCCAGCAATGGGGCAGTTTGTCCACCAACGTAGCGGGTTCGACTGTCGTGCTGGTCAATGAGAAAACTGCGGCAACCGTCGATCAGACGATTGCTCTGCGCAATGCTAGCCAATTTGTTGAGGCCAACAAATTGGCTGGATTCCGCAACGCAGATCGCGACGACGAATGGGCAAAGCCCATCGTCGAAGCAGGTCGAGCCAAGAAACTCGAACCACCCATTGTAGCCTACGTCGATTTGAAAGACAACTCGGTTTCCAAGGTACGCAAAGTCGTCCCTTGGAAAACGTCGTTTGAGGAGTCCCTGAAATGAGCGACCAACAAGAAATCTTTACCCTCCCAGACGGCACTCAGGTAGGTGTCGGATGTGCGGCCCCAACGCCCGCAGAGCGAGCGTTGGTGGCCGATATGCCTGTCTATGGCGAGAGCTTCTATCTCGATGCCAGCGACATCGAGAAGTCCCTTAAAAACGATGTTTACAAGCAGATGCGGAAACGTCGGCAGGCTTGGGTCTTGAACCAAGCCAGCCTCGGGAAATGTGCAGCATCGGCGACTACCAGTGGGTTCATCAATCGTAGGGATCTCGATGGTCTACCCCACATCGTCCTGAGTGACTGCTACCTCTACATGCACATTAACAGAGGTAGGGACCAAGGTGCGTTGCTCCAAGATGCAATGGAGTGGGCCAAGAGGGGCATCGCCCCTCGGAAGCTGAACTTGAACGGGGAATCGTACACGATTCCCCACAACATCTACCTCAAGAATCAGATGCCTGCGCAGTGGTACAAGGCGGCACAAGACGCTGCCACCATGTACACCACGTTCGAGGCGTACAAGCTGCCGGTAGGCGACTACAAGACTTTCAAGATCGCTCTCGCGAGTGCGCTCGCGAGGGATCACCAAGTAATCCACGCTTGGCACGTCGGCAACAACTCGATGCGTCTAAGGAACGGCTACGCCGTTCAAGGCGGTGGCGTAGGCAACCATGCTACGCTTTTCCACTCCGGCAAATGGGTCGGTGGCGAGGATCTCGTCCACCCAGACATCGAAAACTCTTGGGGGCCGAGCCTCAACCCAATGTACGGCCCCACCGGGACGCAAGGTTGGGGCGAAGGCGGGTTTGGTCTGTTTACGATGCAGGATGCCTTTCAGTGTACGAAATGGCACGACTTCTGGGTGTTTGTAGGGAACAAGGTGCGGGAATGAACAAGAACGACAAGAACATCGTAGCAGTCTTTGGGCTGCTGCTAGTGGCTCTCTTTGTGTGGTCATTTGCCAAGAAAGTCGATCCCCCGAAGGAGATCGACTCCGAATGCAGCAACGCCGCTTGCCCCTGCGAGGACTGCACTTGCAAGGATTGCAAGTGCGGGATCGAGTCTGAACAGGAAGCCGGATCTCCGGGGAAGGTTCCCGAAAAGGCTTTCGGGAACCAGCCAGTTAAGCCGCTGCTCAAGATGTACACGATGCGTGGATGCAAGCAATGCGAGATTGACAAGGCCCAATTTGGGGCTTGGCTGGATAACGGATGGCGCATTGAGGTATTCGACGACGGGGCGGGAGAAAAGGGTAAAATATATCCTTGGTACGAAGTGATTGAGACTAGCGGGAAGAAATACTCGTTCGTAGGCCCCCTATCCCCCGAAAAGGTAGAAAGAGAGCGACGAAATGCTGCTGGCCCAAGTCGTTGACCCAGTACAAGCGAAGGAGTTCCTGACCGAAACAAACTACACCGTCACCGGTGTAGTTTTGGTCATTCTCGCTGCATTGGCGTTCGCCGTATGGCGAACGCTGAGTTGGGTGGGCAGAGAGTTCGTCATACCTGGGCGGGACAGAATGTTCCGCCACTTGGATCGAGTCGATCAGACGATGCAGGACGTGTCTACCAGCTTGCAAAAGCTGGCGACGGTTCCAGATCGTTTGGATACCATCGAAGGCAAGGTCGATGGGCTTTCGCAGCGAGTGGACAATATGGATACGCACATGAATCGCCGCAATCCTTAATGGAGACAGTCCGTGACTCTGGAATCAACCATTCGCGCCATACCCGACTGGCAGTCCAAAACATCGCAGGAAATCCTCGACTTGCTCCAAGTTGAGGATATCCCTTACTTGAACAACGAGGACTTCACTTGGAAAGGAATCGCATCAGTTTGGATACCAGAATCCAACAAGCGGTTCGGTAGGGAAGGCAACAAACTGCTGCAAGACATTCTCTTGCAGCAGGGTGAGACTTGGCTGGTCAATCAGCTAGCTGTCGGCATTGCACTGACCGACGATGAAATCCAAGCCACGTTCGAGGCTCTCGATGCTTTAGGTCTTGTTCCAGGGGCAAGACACATCGCAAGAGAAGTGAAACGAAATATCAGCTTGTTGGAAGCGAACAAGTTGCCCGTTCCATCCATCCAAGAATTGTCCGACCTGTTGTCTGAAATGAAGCTCGAAGATTGGAGGCAAGCGGAGGAAGAACAAGCCTGGGATCGAATGCAGGCTTTCAAGATTGCACTACGAGCCTATAACGGAACTGGTCCGAAACCGGAGTTGTAACAGTGGCAATTAGCAGAGTTAGCTCAGCCTCGGCACAAGCGACGACGATCATTTTGCCAACGCATCAGGCAGGCGATTTGATTTTCATGTTCGCTGCTCGAAACAACACGACAGCGGCAACAGTGCCTAGTGGATGGGTTACACTGTTGTCTGCTGGTGCTAGTGGTGTAGCAACTGTTGCGGGCTTCAAGGTTGCACAGTCGTCCAGCGAGATTAGCGGAACTTGGACCAATGCTTCGTCATTGCATTGTGCTGTTTATCGAGGATCTGTTGGGGTTGTGCTACCAAGTTTAGGTGTATCATCTGGATCTGGAACTGGCACATCTGTTGGCTACACTCAACTTCAAAACTATAGAGTTGGTGTCGATGACAACTGGTATATCGGGGCGGCAATCATGCTTAATTCTGCGAACAGCCTTGAGACTGCCCCAACTGGCATGACAAACATCAACTTTGAGTCGTCAACAGGTGTTTGGAAAGCGGCTTTGCATGATACGAATGCAAGCCAGTTAAGCAACTGGGCTACAACCAACGTGACGGTTACGAATTCTGCTGTTTGGCGTACGTTTACGGCTCAGCTTTTTGAGGTCAAAGCTCCTGCATTTGGCGGTGGCGGCGGTTCTTACTCTCCAATCGACAACATTTTGATAGGGTAACTATGTCCGACAAATACATTGGAGATTTCAAAAAGGGTCAGACAATTCGTGTGAAATTCAACACGTTTAGCCAGTCCATAGCACCGTCCACACCTTCGGTTAGCCCGACTGTTGCGATCTATAAGGACTCGGCTACAGAATTCACCACGGGTGTAACACAACCTACTGTTGATTACGATTCCAAGGCTGGTCTGCACGAATTGGTGATTGATACGTCGGATGCTGTCTATGAAGTCGGAAAAGATTATGACATCATTTTCACGGCTGGTACGGTGGACGGCAAAGACCTAACTCGAACGATCCTTCGGACGTTCTCGATTGAAAATCGAAACACGGATGCCAACGTCACAAAGATCGCCGGTCAAACAGCCACCGCAGCGGCATCAGTAGCCTTCCCATCGTCCATCGCCTCCCAGGCGAGCGTGGACACGCTCGCCTCCTATGTCGATACCGAGGTAGCTGCCATCAAGGCCAAAACGGATAACCTGCCTACTGATCCAGCCGACGCTAGCGACATCGCCGCTAGCTTCGTGACCGTCAATAACACGCTCGCGACCATCGCGAGCTACATCGACACAGAGGTCGCGGCCATCAAGGCCAAGACCGACAACCTACCATCCGACCCTGCTGATGCGAGCGACATTGCCGCCAGCTTCGCTAGCGTCAATGCTGCCCTGGTCACCATCACAGGCTACATCGACACCGAGGTAGCTGCGATCAAAGCCAAGACTGACAATCTGCCGGTAGATCCGGCAGATGCTAGCGATATCGCTGCGAGCTTCTCGAACATCACAACACTCCTAAACACGTTGGCATCCTATGTCGATACGGAAGTCGCGGCCATCAAGGCCAAGACTGACAATTTGCCTGCAAACCCTGCGGCAACGACCGACATCCCTACCGCCAACCAAAATCGCGATGCGATTTTGAGTGCATCGCCCGATGGGTGGCCTGACGGGTCGATTGGGGATCGAATCTTAATCTCCGACAACAACAATCGAACGGTTAAGGTTACGGGGGCAGGAGCAGGTCACGTTGCAGCAGACGTACACGTCATGCAACCAGACGTACTCACGGCATCTGCCCTAGCGGCAGATGCCGTCACCGAGATTCAGAACGGTTTGGCTACCAGCGCAGCGTTGGCCGCCGTGGCGGCCAACGTGACTGCTCTGGTTACCCGAATCCCAGCAGCCTTGTTCGCGGGGATCACATCGCTAGCGAATTGGCTAGGCGTATTGGCAGGCAAGACTGCCGATGCGACCACCCGAGCCGAGATCAACTTGACCCCAGCGGGGGCAAGTTACAACGAGACGACCGACTCGCTCGAAGCGATCAGAGATCGCGGAGATGCGGCTTGGATCACTGGCGGTAATCAAGGTACGGGCGCGAGGATCGTTACGATCACTGTCCGAGATTCCTCGGCCAACCCAGTCGAAGCGGCCACGGTTCGCGTGTACCGCGCGGGCGAAACCTACGCTGGCGTTACCAACGCCAGCGGAGTCACATCGTTCAGCCTGGATGACGCGACGTTTACCGTCGCGATCACCGCCGCAGGGTTTAGCTTCACTCCTGTTTCGCTGGTAGTCAGCGGGAACGTCTCTCAGACGTACACGCTGACGAGTACCGGTGGAGTCACGCCAAGCGTGGCTCCACGGACGACGGGTTTCTGGACGGTGAACGACCTCAACGGCGTTGCTCAGGCGGGCGCGCAGGTGACGATCCAAGCATCGTCACCGCCGCCTGGATCTACGGGATTGGTAATGGAAGATGCCCCTCGGACGGCAACCGCCGACAACCAAGGGGTGGTTCAATTCAATAACCTCGTCAAAAATGCTACATACATCGTATATCGCACCGGAAGTTCAAGAAAATACAACGTCGTTGTTCCGGCGAATGCTGGTGATAGCACACCGATGGGAAGTATAGTAGGGTAATCAAATGGCAAGAACAACGCTCGCTGCGGTTAATAAGATCATCCAGTACGACTCCACAAACATCCCTGACCCGCAGCTTATGCTAGACTCAGCATCGCTGATGGTTACAAACGTCATCGGTACGGCGTTGGATACCTCCACCGCCGAACTGGTCGAACGCTACTTGGCCGCCCACCTGATCGCTATCAGCGATCCAAGAATCCAGAGTGAGCAAGTGCGATCCTTGCAGCAATCGTACCAAGTCCGTCTTTCAGACGGACTTGGTATTACACACTTCGGAAGCACCGCCATGATGCTTGATTCCAGCGGCAAACTTGCCGTCTGGAATAACAAGATCGTCAAAGGTATGGTCAAGTTCGATCTGTTCTGGGCCGGTAAGGCTGGGGACACCGATGTCACCTACTAGGAGCCTCCCATGTCTAGCCTAATACGCAGATGCCAAAAACAAACCCTGGTCTATTGGCCCAGGGTTGGCACACAAAAGACCGGCGAACCCATTTGGGGTTCACCGGTCGAATACACCTGCCGGTGGGAGGAAATGCTCAAGGAAGTGATGACCAATACCAGCACCCGAGTCGTGTCTCGGGTGCAGGCAATCACGCAGATCCGCCTACCCGTAGGCGGATTGATGCGTTTGGGCACACTGGCCGACACCGCCTACTGGGACAATCCCAAGCAGAATCCAGACGTGTACGAGGTCATCGACTCGTCGATGACCCCGAACCTACGCAACACCGAGACTCTGTACGAGGCGTGCGGCTGATGAAGGTTAAGGTAGAAGGCATCAAGGAACTCGACAAGGCTCTTGGCAGGTATGTCAAGGCTCTTGGTCATGCTTTCCAACAAGCCAGTGCCGATACCGCCGACACTTTCCTCCACAATACCGATGTCTACGTCAAATATGAAACAGGGGCTTTACGAGCCTCGGGAATCTGGTTTCAGGAGAATGATGGTTTCCGGACGGAAACCATCATTGGGTACGGCGCGCAGCCTGAATTCGCACACTACCGGGTATTCCCCTCCGGTCGGACGGTTCTGCAAGAACCGGAGAAGTATGCCGCCCGGCAACATGACGATATCGAATCCGCTTTGGAAGCTGGGACTCAGTGGAAATGGATGGATCACGGGGTTGATATGTTCCAGAGCATCATGGTCGGCCTAATTGTCGAGGAGATGTCCAGAGTATGACCGGCGCAGAAGCATTAGCAGAAGTAATAGAGACGAATCTCCCCAATCTGGGGTATTCGATCTTCATTAACCACGTCCCTGACGAGCCGGACAATGCCATCCTGGTTTACGAGATCGGCAGGGGCCGACTCGAACCCAGGAATCACCGATCCGGCAAACGCGAGGAGCATCCTCGCGTTGAGGTTCGGGTTCGGGGCGTGGATTCCTCCGCAGGAGGAATCCTGAGGCAAATCTCGGATATGACGGAAAATGTCTATAATTTCACCTTGTCTAGCGGTCAAAAATTGCTAGTCATAACCAAATCTAATACAATAGGATTCGCAGGGCAAGAACAACAGACCCGGCGATACCACTACGCACAACAATTCCTGCTCACCATTTCGGAGTAGACGATGCCAAAGCTGAAAGACGGATTCAAGACCCTCATTGCGATCACCGGGATCACCGCGCTTTTCGAGGAAATCGAAGTAACGCCACCCGAGTTGGATGCAAACGGCGTTATCGACCAGACCACGATGCGCAACACGCGATACCGAACTAACCTCGGTAAATCGCTTGTTACCCTTGGACCTGTCTCGGTCGTCGTGGCCTATGACCCTGCGGTCATCGGCCAGATGCACAACATCCTCGGATCGAATCGCCACATTCAAATTACCTTCCCAGACGGGGCTACTTTGAGCTTCTACGCCGTCGTGAACAAGTTCACGCCGGATGCCCTCAAGGAAGGCGAGCGTCCTCAGGCTACCTTGGAACTCATTCCAAGTAACCTGTCCACCGCCGCAACCCCAGTCGAAGTCGCACCGGTGTTTGCGACTGGAACCACGGCAACCACGACCACCACAACGCTTGCTCCGTAAGCGTTGTCAAGCACTTGTCAGTTTCCAGGCGAACACTTGTGTTCGCCTTTTTTGTAGCAGAAGGGTGAAAAGATTATGTCAGATGCAGTACGAATTTCGGTTCTCCGTAAGTCCCAACCAGTCGAACTCGAAGTCGCCGAAGGCGAGGTCGTTCGATATGCAGTCAAGGAAATGACTGGCGCACAGCGGGATGAATACTTCAACAAGACCGCCCAACGAACCACTCGCGATGCGAATGGTGAGGTTGTCGGTATGAAGGACTACAAAGGGCTTTACAGCACCCTGCTGTCGTTCTGCGTCTACGACGCAGACGGCAAACCCATTCCTGAATCAAAGATTCAGGAATGGCCCGATACGGCCCAGAAGGCTTTGTTCGAGATCGCTCGCGATCTCAACGGGCTCAAGGGAGATAAGGGAGACGACGAAAAAAACTGACCCTAACGCCAGAACAGTACCTTTGGTACAAACTGGCGCATGAAATTGGATGGCCCGTATCGCTGGTTAAGCAGTTTACCACGGTATCCGAGTTCGATGAATGGCAAGCGTATTTTGAACAACGCATGTCATACAACGAAAAATCGGATTACTACGCTGCGGCGACGATACGGGCCATTTTCGCTTCCCAGGGAGCGAAAGTGTCCCGGAACGTAAACGACTTTTTGTTGGATTTCAAAAAACCAAACCAAAACGACGATCAGGATTCCCGAAGTCTTTGGCTTCGGGCATTGGGTGTTAAGCAGGAGACTGAATAATGGCTGAGCGAGAACTACCACCAATCCGTGTTCGCATCGTCGGAATTACGGGCGAGTTCGACAAAGCACTTGACACCATCTCTGCAAAACTAGCGGATCTGCAAAAGAAGATCAAGACCGCCACATCTACCGCTGTTGACACTTCGGCAAGAGCCGAGGAAAACGCAAAGGCTGCGCAAAGGCGGGCCGATGAAAAGCATAAAATCCGTATGCAGGGGCTTGAGCAACAAAACGCTTTAGCCAACAAAGCTCTAGTATCCAAAGCTCGAAAAGAGATGGATGCTATTGATAAGCGGAGTCAAGCCGAATACCAGCGAGTACAGAACAAAATCGCTAACGACGATAAGTTGGCGAAGCTGGAACAAAGACGACTAAATACAGCGATCAATGACGATTCTCGCAAGGCTAATGCAGAGATTAGGAGGATACAAGGAAAAGCCGACTTAGATCGACTACGCGCACAGAACACGATCAAAAATCAAAACGCTCTTTCTGCTCAGCGAGTAATCAATCTACAGAACAAAGGAACTGCGGATCTACAGAGAATCTACAACAAGATAAACAACGACAATCAACTCTTTGCACAGAAGCAGCTACAAGAAGCGGCAAAGCTGGGGAAAATAAAGCAGCAGATGAACAATGCTGCCGCTATCCATGCTCAAAGAATGTTGATTATGGATCAACAGTTGATTGCTTCGTATTCCAGAGCGAGCAATGTGCAAGCAGCAGGGCAACAAAAGGCGGCCAAGCACGCCCAAGACTTGCTGAAAATGCAGCAACAGCTTGTTGATATGCAACGCAAGGCCAATCAAGACGCATCTATGCACTTGCTCAAGGAACGCAAGTTGCGATGGGAAATGGCGAGAGATGAAGAAGCCCACAGGCAGAAATTACGCATAGAAGATGAGATCCACCAAAAGCGTATGCGTAGTAGGTTCTATACGACGCAACCACCCGCGCCGCAGAGAGTGGCCCGAACCGCTGCGCCTTCTCCGATGTTTGCGGGTGTAGGTGGCGGTCTTGGTGGTGGATTGACGGCTCGTGCAGATATTTACATGCACGCAAATGCGATGCGGGCGTTAATCTCGTCCGGTCAGGGTTTGCTGGATATGTACGGCAATCTCCAACTCGCTGAGTCTGGCATACGAGCGTTTACCGGAAGTGCGCAAGCCGCATCTGTTGTGATGGCAGACATAAAAGACCATGCGGAGAAAACATCGTTCACTCGCCTCGGACTAGCCGAGGCGACTCGAAACATGATGTCCTACGGCTTGTCTGCCAAAAACGCCCTAGAACACATGAAAATGTTAGGTGACGTTGCGGGCGGTAGTGAACTTCGCTTCGAGCGATTGTCGTTTGCTATGTCCCAGATCACAGCCAACGGTAGGCTACAAGGAAATGAACTGCGTCAGCTTACCGAACAAGGCTTCAACCCGCTAGAAACCATGAGTCGCGTCACGGGCAGGTCTATGCTCGAACTGCGTAAGATGATGGAAGCCGGAGCCATCTCAGCCGATCACGTCACAGAGGCTTTGAAGATCGAAACTTCCGCAGGCGGAAGATTCGCCAACATGCAAAAGCAAATGGCTAACACCCTACCGGGCGTTAGGAACCAACTCAAAGAAACTGCACAGAACCTCAAGATGGGATTCATTGCAGCTATTGAGAAGGATCTCGTATATGCCATGAAAACCGTGATTGGCTATCTAAAACTGTTCGAGCAGTATTTGCAAACCCCTGCTGGAAAAGCAATGGCTATCCGAATGGTTGAGATCGCCAAGAACGTATTTATTGCGGCGGTTGCTTTCCACGCCATAGGCTTTGCGATGGCTAGTCTGATGTGGTGGAGCCAATCCGTATTCTCCATGCTGAATAGAATCGTATTCGTATTTCGAGCGTTAGCTACGGGGATCTCGCTTTTGGTCAGCATAGTCACTAGCCCATTCGCATTGATCGTAGCCGGAGCAATCGCAGCAGGGCTTGCAGTTGCTTATGTCGCTTCTCAAATTTGGGGGCCGAACTCTGTTTATGATGCTTTCCTGAATTTGTACAACACAGCTATGTGGTTTTTCAATTCAGTGTCCGGGTTCTTGTACAACTTCGGACACAACTGGTCAGTCATTAGCAAGTGGCTACTAGACAACTGGGCTACTATCATCCCCGACATGATGGACCTGACCATGAGATTTTTCGGAGCAATGATTAACAACGCACAGGTCGGATTCCGAACTGTCGCTAGACTTATGGTTGTGTTCACAACATGGCTAGTAGACACTTGGAGGTCGTTGTTTGACGGTCGCGTTTATGAAGCTATGGTTTCAGGCTTCATCAAGATTTTCACTTGGCTTGAGGATAAGTGGAAACAGTTTGCGAACTTCATGTCGAAGGTCTGGGAGAATCTGTTTGACCCAGGGGCTCTCTACGACATCTTGAGCGAAGGCATGGGGATTGATGCTACTGCTCAGGCCATGACGCAAGACATCCAAACAACCCTTGATAAAGGGTTGTTTGAGGGGATCAAAGGTGTGATCGAAAGCGAATACGGCAATCTATCTACTGGCTTGGAAGGCTTCCAAGCCAGTACGCCAGAATTGACCGGACTCAAATTCGACATGCCGACCATGCCACCACCGCCTAAAGCACCTGAATTGCCCGACGCTGGTAAATACACTGGTCCGGGATTCGCAGGTCTGGGGGCAGGCGGCGATAAGACCTACAAAGCTACCGAGGCTATGTCAGCGACCGGAGCAGATTACAACAAACTGCTCGCAGAGCAGTCTGCTCGCATGGCTACAACAAAAGCGAACCCGCAACTAGCCGCGCAGCAACAAACCAACACCCTTCTTGGTTTGATTTACAACGCCCTCAAAGGCGCACCTCAAGTTAATCTACAGCCAGCAGGCGTAGCAGGACAAGGAGCAGTACCGTAATGGCAACTACACTCGTCGGTTTACGAAGTCAGTCGATGACCCGAGATGACGAGGGCCATCGCACCTATGATCTGTCTTGGCTATTCAGGACAGATAGTCACCTAGACGGTCCTGAGACAGTATTGCAGACTGTCAACTTGCTGTTCCCTGTAGGCTCTGCTTACGCTCTGGATAACGACTACGATCCGTGGGCATTCTGCACGCCGGATATGTCGATATCCGTCCACCAGGACTTAGAGGAGGGCGAGCCCTGTCAGCATTGGATTGTGACTAATAAATTCACAACCAAGCCGATGTTTCGTTGCAATGACACGCAAATCGAAAACCCCCTGCTTGAGCCTTACAACATCTCCGGAGATTTTACCCACGTCAGTCGGGAAATGAAAACCGACCGGTTCGGAAAACCTCTATTGCACGTCAACTTTGAGCAGATGTTAGGGCCAGAAGTTGAAGAAAAGATCAGTTACCCCACAGTATCAATCTCGTTCAACTCTGCGATCCTCCCACTCAGCCTTATCACAATGGTGCTAAACAAAGTGAATGATGCGCCGCTTTGGGGGTTCCCAAAGCGATGCGTCCGGTTCACGGACGCTAAATGGGAGCGCATTTTGTATGGTGTTTGTTTCTACTATTACAAGATCAGCTATTCGTTTGAGACGAACCTAGAGACTTTCGACAAATTCATTCCGGCAGTCGGAACAAAGACGTTGATGCCTAGATCGCTGCCGTTCCTTCCCGGAAGCTACGCCGTCCAAAAAGACGTTCTAGGGGAGAATGAAGGCCCAGTCGTACTCAATCGCATCGGGTCAAAAGCTGACCCAAACAAACCACCGTATATCATAGATGCTGACGGGAACAATCTAAATCCAGGGCAGGGGGATCTTAACGGGCCTCTGATCCAAAAGCGGGAAATCGCCCAAGAGGCGAACTTACTACTACTCGGTATTCCAACCTCAATTACCTAACATGGGCAACAAACAAGAAGAACAAGTGTTCCGAACAGTCGGATCTCCAAGGGCAGACGACCGTTTTACGGTCGTCTTGCATACGCACTATCTGGAATGGGATACAGGCGCGACCACAGATATCCGATGGGCCTACGACCGGTTGATTCCAACCGGAAAGGGGTCCAGCTACCAGAATACTATTCGAGTCCAGCCGGGGACCAAGATAGCCATCCAGATCCCAAACATGGACGTAGACAAATGCGAAATCGTGCTGGGACATAAAATGCCCCAGCTTACGTCAAACGCCGAATTGGCAGAGACTTTAGCCCGAGAGCAGAAACTCAACGAGATCGAAATCTGGGATTCTGAAAAGCGGATAGGAATCATCGGTCCCGATAGAATGATGTTCGGCCAGTTTCAAGGCCCATTGTTCGCCCAATGTACTAGAACTACAGCCCTTTTACATATCACAGCAGCACCCCTCTAATGGACAACAAGCATTACGTCCTCTCGGAACGAGATCGCAGGGTTCTTGATAGGCTACACGCAGAGGAGAAATCGGCCCCACCGCCTGCTATGCTCCCCCCTGCTCCGGGGATGTATTTGTCTGCTCCTGATGCGTACTGGGCGTTGCCTCCCTGCGAAACCGGGTTACCTGCGGCCACCCGGCTGTCTGACGGGTCTGTCAGGCCGGGCGTGGCTCGTTGTTGCCTCTATAAGTCTGATGACGAGCTTGATAAGCTCGTCCCGGTGTTGGACCCTTCTGGAATACCGTTTCGGATTGAAGTTCGTAATCACTACTTCCGAGTCGCAAATGACTACGTTCAAGTCTGGCGACATAAGAACGGGGCCTGGACAAACGAACGTCCAGAGGTCGTCGCCGAATCTACGGCGACGACCACAACGCAAGCCCCATCAGGAAGTTTGCCTGTCAATCCTAGATGCCAAGGTGAGTGCATCTTCGTAGCTGAGAATGTAACGGGCGGCGTAGCTTGGAAGCCTGCGATTGGTGGGTGTGCAAACTCGACCACCACCAGCACCACGACCACTTCTACAACGACAACAACTACTTCGACAACAACTACGACTACGACTACGACAACGGCTGCGCCGTGTGCCTATACCACATGCCGTCTGAAATGCGTTGCTGCCACAACGACTTCTCCCCCTGGTGGTACAACTTCCTGGCCCCCTGGGCCAAGTACGGGGTACGTTTACCAAGTGATCGGAACGGCTTGCAATGCTCCTTGCAACTGTTTCGGAGCAGGAGATCCCTGCTATCTGCTGGATGGTGAGATAGACAGTAAGTGTGTCTACACAGCTACCACAACCCCAGGCCCCACTACAACAACGACTACAGGCGGGCCGATTGACGGCCCGCAGACGTGCAATATCGCCAACTCTTTGTTGGGCAGCCCGGCAGCGGGGACATACCGCGCCGCTACGGTTAAGGGGTACGCAGCCGGTTGGGTAGTCTGCCAAGATTGCCCAAGTAGTGATTTCCCGCTGTTCCCTCGGGGATCAATCGACTCGATTGACCCTGATCCGACGGGGCAAGTCGTGGTTCACGACAGCCCTTGCGGCAGAGATCCATGCAGCATGAACGCTACGCTCTACCCCGAGGGCAAGGCGATCTACCGAGCGTTTTCGCTTGCTGACCAGCAATGGTTCTGGGCCAACAAAAAAGACTCCGATCAGATCATCCAGTATGACAACGAAAAATGGCTGGCAAACTGGCGAGTTTGCCAGCAATGCGGGCCGGGTTTGCGTCCCGCAAACCCGCCTTCTCCGTGGCTGTTTTACGATGCGTCAAGCAACCAGACTGGCGTTTCGCTCAGCCAGACAGACGGGATGTATCTGTACGAAACGTCCTGCGTAGCTGGACCACCATGTAGCGCGTGCGAGATAGCACACGTCGGCGATCTACTAGGGACCACAACCACCACGACGGCCTCGCCTACGCCTCGGCCTACCAGTACACAACCGCCTTGCGGTTGCGAACCTCCTCCTTATTGTCCTTCGACAGCAGGCGAGTGCGTCAGGACGCAGTGCCGTCCTGACGGAGCTAGGTTGGGAACACCCCCATGCCCTACGACAACCACCGGGCCGAATCAATGTTGGGACTGGGCTACCAACAAGATGTGTATATGCGGAAGCACCACGACCACCACGGCGGCTCCTACCACAACCCCCGCATGTAGTGGCGGCGATTGCAGTCGCATCTACCTACCTAACGTCGGGGGATGGTTGGAGGATTCCTCCTATGGAGTGACTACTTGTGGTCCTAGTTGCTATTGTGATTACCCCACAACCACAACTCCTAGCCCTAATTATGAGCCTCCTTGCGGGACTATCCAGCAAGGTACTTGCAGACCTAAGTTCACTGGGACTACCAGCGGGCCTTGTACGTCGTGTCGCGGGACTTGTAGGTGGGCTGCCATCTACGATGCGCCGTCGCAGGCTTTCAAGTGGTTCGATGTCAGCGGTGCGTTCGCTTGTCGGCCTACGAAGGCTGACGGAAGCGAACAATGCCAATGCCCAGCAGGCACTATTAACTGGGGCAACGGCCTCGGGGATGATCTGTACTATTGCGAGAACACGGATTACTCCCGATGTTGTTGCGGGTGCGTAGCACCCGCAACGCCTCCGCAAAGTATTTGCGAACTGGTCGAAACTCCCTGCACCTATCGATCCCCGCAGGAGTGCCAATGCTGCACCACACAAGCCTGCGATAAATACTGCTCGTTCAAGGGTAACGGAACTGGCGGTTGGACAAAGATCGACGATCCTTGTCCAACTACTTGTCCATGTCCAGCCTACCCGCCTGTCGCTAGTCAGTCGGATTGCGATCTCCGCAGATACGCCTGCGGTTCGGTCGTACCGACCACAACCGCAGGGCCGACGACATCAACCACGACTACAACCCCAGGCCCAGGCGCTTGTTGCTTCGCTGGGACGTGCGAGTTCGTTCCATTCTCATATTGCAGATTGATGCGGGGTACGTTCCAAGGGGCCGGGACCATCTGCGCGAATGTGTCATGTCCGACGACAACAACTGCGGCTCCGTATGGATCGTGCTGCATTACAATGTCTGGATTGACATACTGCGAGGAGAATGTGTCTCAGTCGTATTGCAACTACTACCAAGGCGTATGGAAGCCAGGAACCTGCGCACAGGCGAATTGCGGGCCGACCACAACCACCACACAATCGCCGTATGGTAGATGCTGTGCTTACTACTACGGAGTTTTCCAGTGGTGTCTTGATCCGAGAACCCAAGCGTTTTGTGACGAAGTTTCGACTTACGGTGCTGGGTGGTCGTCTAATTGGGCAGCCAACACGAATTGCGGTACGCCTTGCCCAGCAGGTCCGACGACCACAACCACAACGACGACCCTTGGGCCAGCTACCACGACCCTTGGTCCTGGTACTGGCGGTCTGGGCCTCTAAGATTTGTTGCACCCAAAGAGACACCCTGTAGAATCAGGGTGTCTCTTTTTCTAGCGGGGAAACAATGACCAAACCATTTCTGACGGTCGCAATGGCGACCTACGACGACTTCGACGGCGTTTACTTTTCGATCCAAGCCCACCGACTCTTGCAGGATAGTTCCGACTGCGAGTTCATCGTCTTGGATAACAACCCAGACAGCGAACACGGAAAGACCACCAGAGAGTTCGTTCAGGGAATCGCACACAACGAACGGATTCGGTACATTCCGTTTACCGAATCCAAGGGTACTACCCAGACCCGAGAACGGCTTTTCAGGGAAGCCGAGGGCCAATACGTCCTGGTCACCGATCCGCACGTCCTGGTGCAAGCCAACGGCTTGCACCGGCTCAAGGAGTTCCTGCGGAACTCCGACCCCGAGATGCAGAAGAATCTGTTCACCGGCCCCCTGCTCTACGACGGCATGAATTACGTCGCCACTCACTTCGAGTGCTACTTCCGAGATCAAATGGAAGGGGCTTGGGCGACCGCCTGGAAGCATCCAGACGGTACGCTAGTGGTTACGTCCCAGTCGCCTCAAGGGACCGTCCAAATGCGTCCTCTGCATCCTGATGGGCTAGGAGAATGGGTGGCTACCGACATTTCGTGGCCGGGCCACGAAAAGGCTCTGATGGATCGCGGCTACAAGGTAGCCGGGATGGACTCGAACGACCCGCCGTTCGAGATCCCAGCACAGGGCCTCGGACTTTTCTGCTCGTCCAAGGAACACTGGTTGGGATTCAACCCTGACTTCCGAATGTTCGGGGGCGAGGAGTGTTACATCCATCGTAAGTATCGTGCTGCTGGGCGGCAGGCAATCTGCCTGCCGTTTTTGAAGTGGGTACACCGATTCGGCAGAGTCGGTGGGCCGAAATATCCTCTGACGATGGAAGGTAAAGTCCGGAACTACATTCTCGGGTACAGGGAATTGGGGCTAGATCCCGAGCCTATCCGCAAGCATTTCGTAGACGAGATCAAAGTACCGCAACAGCGGTACGACATGATCGCTGCCGATCCTGTCAACTTCGCCCCCTACGTCGCTCCGAAGCAGCCCCAAGTCGATGCTATCGGAACCTCGAATCTTGGGCATCCTTTGCCGGTGTCGGCGCAGAACCTCGGCCAAGTGGCCGAGTTTCTGCTCAAGAATCCCCGAGACTTGGATCAGCATATCAATGCCTTTATGCGATGGACTCTCGACTGCGATACCGCAGTCGAGATCACCAAGCGGCGTGAAAGCACCGCTTTCTTGCTCGCTGCACTTGGCCGCAAGGCGTGCCAAGGCAAGTGCAACAAGGAATTCTGCGACAAGTCGCAGTGCAAGCAGACTGCCGAACTGTACTCTTGGCAGGAAGAAGGCGATACGCTCCTTGGTATTTTGCAGGAGCATGTCAAGATCCACGAAGGCCGCCCGTTGTCCTACACCGTGACTTTGGCCGATCTGACCGAGCCTGTTGAGAAGATCCCAGAGGCGGATTTCTTATTCCTCGACACTCGCCACACCGGTGAGCGACTGCTCACCGAATTGAACCTGTACTCACCCATGATCCGCAAGCGGATCATGGTACACGACACGGCACTCTATGGGCTTCAAGCCGATGGTGGGGGTCCGGGTCTATGGTGGGCTATACGATCCTTCCTCCTAGCTAACCCAGAATGGTTTGTGGCTGAACACAACGACGCTCAGTACGGTATGACCGTACTGAGTCGTGTTCCTGAGGATCGTCCAAAGGACGAAACGAAGCCTTGGCCCAAAACGGATAAGGAAGGCAAGCCCTGCGGTTGTGGAACCAACCTCAAGGCTTGGCTCAAAAAGATCGGCATCGAAGCGACTCCGAATTGCTCTTGCAACGCAAGAGCAAAGGTCATGGACAGCATGGGCGTACAATGGTGTAGAGACAATATCGAGACGATCTTGGACTGGCTAAACGAAGAAGCCACCAATAGGAATCTTGGTGGCTTGTTCTTCCGACCGGCTGTAAAGCTGGTTGTCCAGAGAGCGATTGCCAAGGCCGAGAAAGACGAAGCCGCAGGCAACTGCGGCTAGTGATACTTCCTGTAATACGCCTCGATCTCCTGACGAGTTTGTACATAAAACTCGTCATAGACGGCTTCTA